ATTAGCAAAGAAGGCGAAGGAGTCTAACGACGATGAAGATGATGAGGATGATGACGACGTTATTGACACTTCGAAATTTGCAACGAAGGACGATCTAAAGAAAATTGCGACGAACGATGCTAAGAAATTAGTACCGGATCATATCAAGGATCTTTGGAACGAACTGACTGCAGTTCCGTTAGGGGGATTTGATCCGCTTGATGCGGAGTCGATCGCGAAGAATATGGAAAAGCGTTTTGCGCTTTACATAATCGATAATCCGGATAAAGCGCCGGACCCAACTGTTGATCTCACAACGATGCCAAACCAACCTGTAGGGGGTGGTGGAACAAAGAAAGGGAGTCAACCTGCGCGACCATTACCCGGATACAAAGAATCAGCTCAGCCTGACGACTGGTATCCAGCTCCAAATAAATAATTGTGAGAAACAATTGTCATGGATCGCTGTCACTTACTCGAAATAAAAAAGACAGCATAATTATATGGCATTTCTTCCAATAAACTACGACGAGGGCAACATTGTTGAACTCCCCGTAGCGGCAGAAACCTTCACGAAAGGTGATGCGTGTGTCTATGACGGAAGTGGTAACATGACAAAGGCAACTGCTGCGGCAGGTGTGCCTCTTTTCTATGTTATTGCTGAAGACGTAGCGACTACAGCAACAGCTGGTGATTTGAAGCGGTTCTATCGAACAATCAATGTTCCAATCTTTGTGGTTGACACTGACGGTACTCCGACTCAAGCCCAGATGGGAACATACATGGACACGGTGACGAACGCAGGTACGATCGACGAAGATGCAAGCGCAGACGATCTCTTCTTCGCGGAAAAAATTATTTCTGCGGCCGATAAGAAGGTTCAGGGATGGTTTAAGGGCTTCACTGTGGAGTCTTAATCTTAATCGATAACTTACTAATAGTATGATTCTTAAAACAGACTTTCCAACACTCACTCAGAAAATGAATGATTGGTACAACGAGGGAGCTCGTGACGCAATCGCTGATTGGGTTGGAAAGAACTATTACGATGTCGGCGAGACAGATTGGGAAGTGTTCAATACGTTGAACCTCTACGGTCTTGGACGCCCATCGCGAGTAGCGGACGGTGCTCAGTACCCAGGGCTTAATTCAGAGGAAGGAGATAGCATTTCTCTTACTCAGATCCAATACGGTGATCGTATCGGAGTCACAAAGCGAATGCGAAAGTTCGATCGTTATGATCAGATCAAGGCGATCACTAAGGGACTTGTTGATGGCTTCTTTGATGCTATCGATCAGTCACATGCTGATCTTCTTACAAACGGTTTTACTGGAACTTCATACACTGATGTGTATGGATACTCTCAGTCAAACCTAGCCGCTGACGGGGTACTCCTCTTCAGTGCATCGCATACAAACAACTTGAATGCGACTACGTTCTCGAACCTTATTACGAATGCAGCTGGAACATCGAATCCTGCTATTGATCGAGCTTCAATTGTGAAGACGATTGCAACAGGTAAGAAATATCGAGATCCGAACAAGCTCAATCGTCCAATTCGATTCGATCGCGTACTTGTATCTTCTACGAATTATGATCTCGCACAACGAATCATCTATTCTCAGGGAGTACAGGGAACTCCGAACGTGGATTCAAACCCACTTCGAAGTGATGTGAGCGCTCTCGTAGAGTGGTCACGACTCGACACTGATGCAGCCGGAAACGACCGCTCAGCTCGATGGTTCATGTGTGATTCACGCAACGTGAAGAGCACACTCCGATCTCCATTCGCACAGCGTCCGATGATGTACCCTCCAGAGGAGGTCAACGATTCGAAGACATGGGAATGGACTGGCGACATGTTCTACTCAATGGGAGCAGATCATCCAAAGAATGTAGCCGGATCGACCGGGGCCAACTAATTATTAGACTATCGCTGAATTTATGGCTCAACACAATTTGATCAAATTAGCCTCACAAGGACGTGCGTATGACGCGAGCAGGGCTTGGACTGAAGATGAGCTTACAGCTCTGATCACTCTCGAGACTGAGCGTGGACTTGCACGAACTGTGGCTGCAGACTTTATCCGAAATGGTATTCGTACTGTTGAGGATTACGATGCGGCAGTGAAGGCTGGATTTGCACCAAAGAGCCTTGAAGATTTGCGGACCGATGCTATTGCAGCGCACGCAGCGAGCGTGCGCGCAGAGCTTGGTCTTATTCCTAAGGAAGAAGTCGTTGTCGACGAGGTAAAGGAAGTGGAAGCTCCAAAAGAAGTTGAAGTCCCAAAGGAACCTGAAGGAGTAAAAGAAACCGAAGTTTCGACTGAGGGAGTACTTGAAACTGACGAAGTACTAGAGGGTGCAGATACTCCTGACGAAGCTGAAGTACCTGAACTCGAAGAAGACGATGTTCCTGTAAAGGAAACAAAGCCTCAAGGTAAGGGCGGAAATAAAGCGACAAAAGCTAAATAACTATGTTTGATCTCATTAAGAATCAGTGGATTGGACTTGTCGCACTGGCACTTGTCGCAGTATTGGTCCTTCCGACAGCTCTTACAGATAAAACTGTAGCAGTTGATACTGAAGAATACGGTGCAAGTGAATTGACGACGATCTCGAATCCTCACCTCTTTACGGCATCTACTACGTTCTCAGGAACTGAACTGCATCAAGGTGCAGTGACATTCTCTGGAACTCTTGGAATGTCCGGAGCTGTTACAATGTCGAGTACATTGAACAACTATGAGAAGGTGACGACTCTCACTGGTTCTACAACATTGACCAATGCTCAGACCAATACAACCTTTATGCTCACCACATCTGGTGGAACGACAACGCTTCCAGCAGTAGGTACAGCTACAGGAACTGTATTCAGGTTTGTAGTAGCAACAGCACTCACGGGTACATATAACGCTGATATCTTATCAGCGGAAGGTGACAATATGGAGGGGTCACTCATTGTAGCGGGTGCAGTTGTGGATTGTGACGCAACAGATCGAGTCGCATTTATCACTGACGGTGAAAACCTTGGTGATTTCTTGGAGATACGATCTAACGGACAAAAGTGGTTTGTTACTTCGAGTAACGCACTTACTTCGGCGAAGCTACTCTGCGACGGATGATCTAGTCTGACTCTACTTCCATGTATAATGGGGGTAGGGATGAGGCTGGAACATTATAGGTTTAATAAAAATTAACATGAACGGAGGCGGAATCGATAAAGGAATATGGCGCAAAGGAACTGCTCTTGCGGCGGTGACAGCGACGACCACTTCTGAAGAAATCGATATATTAGGAGCAAAGAAAGTAACACTCGAGTTTACTCGAGCAAATCATTCAGCGGGTTCATCGACATTCACGGTGGATGTATCACTCGATGGAACGACGTATGTGACGTTTGCAAAGTTGGTAACAAACGCAGCTGCAACAAACGCACAAACACAAGCGAAGGCAGCATCAGTTGTTCTCTCATCAAATACAACAGCAATCGTATCTCTTGATCTTCAGTATGACGCGTTTATGGCGATGAAAATTACCGTGACTGAGGCAACTGACGGTACACACACAGCAAAATACTTTATTGAAAAGTAATCTACACCTATATGTTTCCAAGCAATCGAAGACGCCTCATGAATACTTCCGGGCTTGATGGTTCTCCTAAAAAAATGGGTAGGATGGCGTATGATGCGCCGAAGTTCAAGAAAAAGGATCCTGTCATGAAGCCGACGCATCCAAATAGTCCACACGTCATGGAAAAGACGCTCGACAAGACACGGAAGGGTGGGTACAAAGGAGCTAACTGGCTTAAATAAATAAACTGCCATGAAAGCACTTATCCAACATCAAAACCGAACAATACAGGTAGATCAGTTTCAGATTGCGGAGAATGCTCTCGCAAAAACCCTCCTTAGCGCTGACATGGCGGCTGCGTCCGGGACACTTACCGTAAAGAATATTTCAGGGTTTGCGGTAGGGAAATTTGTATGGATCAATCCATTTGGACAAACTTCTGAAATAGTTGCGATGCACGCATCAACAGCTCCCTCAGGAACAACTTTGACACTTGCTGCAAATACCGTGTACGCGCACTCAGCTGGTGAAGAGGTGTTGTACGTCGAGTTCAATCAAATTGAAATCAATCACGCTGCAACGCTCACAGGATCAAAATCAGTGCTTGCAACTGTCGATATTATGGCTCGAGAAAAGGAGCTTATTTATCTTGATGTATCACAGACGACTGGATACTATTTTGCTCGATATAAAAATTCGGTGGCCACACTCTACGGAGATTATTCAGATGGAGTGGAGTATGGCGGATGGGATGCAAATACTGTTGGAGCGATAATTGAAACATCACTTCGGGATCTTTCGCTGGAATATTCTGAAAAGCTGACACTTCTCGATATCATCCGGTTCTTTAATGAAGGATTGCGTGAGATCAAAGGGAAGGTCCGAAGGTGGCCTGAGCACTATAAAGACAATTATGTTGCTGGACAGATTTCCCGTGGAACAAATATTGTTTTATTACCGAGTGATATATATGATGCAGAAACAAACGCGTCGATAAGTGCTCTTCGATTCGGAAACGGATCAGCTTTGCGGTATCTTGATCCTGCATCTTTTGATGCACAAATGGACGATATTATCGTTACACAAGTACGCACACAGGCACTTGCGGCTGATACAACCCTTGCGATTGATAATTCATATGATTTCGAAGATTCAGGAACGGTTTCGGTTTATATTTCAGGTACAAAATATGAGATCACGTATACCGGGGTTACGCGAAGTGCAACGACTGGTATTTTAACGGGTATTCCAGCTTCAGGCGATGGATCGATCACCGTGACGATCCCTGTCGATACATATGTTTGGCAAAATGAAGAAGAAGGTACGCCGACCTACTATACAGTTCGAAATGGAGTTATAGAATTCACTCCACTTGCTGATGCAAGTCATGATAATCAGAATGTGTACATGGATTATAACCTCGCAGTCACAGAGGTGAACTCTGAGAATGATGTCATCGATTATCTGAGATATGACATGCTTAAAAACTATGTTACGTGGCGTATCTGGGCTAAAGCAAAGAACGGTGGGGTTCTTGATAAGGGAAACGGGTTCTATACGACGTATAAAGAGCATTTGAATGATGCTATTCGGACAATGCCGACGCGTAAAACAACATCTGCTCCCAATGTGAATCGAATGAGTCGCCGCGGTGGACGTGGAACACGACCTGTCATTACACCTGAATACACTTAGTATGCAAAAACTGAATCCACAATTCTATAAAAGCGTTGCTTCAGGAATGATAACGAATGTCAATAAGAATTTGATGCCGAAAGATTCGGCAGCGCTTCTTTTGAATGTGGATGTTGATGAGGAACTTGGAAGTCCAGTTACACGTTTAGGAACAGGGATTGTCGGAACTCAAATGGTTGCAGGTATGCGTGTCCTTGGGCTTTCCGATTTCCGTGATGCTGATGGTTCAAATCACGCACTTGTAGCTGCAATTAATGCTTCTGGTGGGGCTACTTCAGTGGTGTATAAAGTGGGAACAGGAACAATTCGGACAGGACTTACCGCATCGAAGAAAATGCGGTTTCTTACGTTCCTTGATTCCATTTTGATGATTAATGGTGCGGATGCTGAGGCAAGTTACGATGGATCGTCAGTGATTACAACAGGTGGGGCTTTTGATCTTGCGAATGTACCCGGAAGTAACCTGAACTCAATTTGTCTTGAATGGCTTGATCGTGTCTATCTAGCTGGGGACACAGCAAATCCTGATCGCCTCTATTTTTCCTCGACCCCTGTAAGTGGTGCTGTTTCTTGGACGTCAGGAAATGGGTATGTTGATATCGAACCTGAGGATGGTGGAGGATCAATTACGGGGCTTGGAAAGGTTCCGGGATATATTCTTATCTTTAAGGAGCGGTCTTTGAAACGATGGAATTTTGACTCTGCGTTTCCTGAGACACTTATTCAAATAGGTACACCTTCACATGAATCAATCGTGAATCAGGGCGGTGTGTGTGCGTTCTTCTCAGCATCGTCAAAAAACGCTCGAGGGTTCTATATCACAAATGGAGAGCGACCGATATCAATCTCTCATGACCGTGTACGAAATATTAAGAAGTGGATCGATGCAATTCCTCAAGCATCAGAAGCGAATATTGCTGGATGGGGTGATGCTCGAGCATTTTGGTGGTCTGTTGGAGATCTTACTGTTGACGGCAGATCATTTACTAATGTGGTGCTTCGTTGGAATAAGGTCCTCGATCAGTGGAGTGTCCGCTCATATCCTTCAGAATTCACCGTATTTGCATCATACGTGACGAGTGGGACTAACGCGGTGGTTGCGGGAGATGATGATGGGCAGGTGATACAGATAGATAAAGATTCTACCTATACTGATTACAATGCAAAACCGATCAATTATGAAATCCTGTATCAGGAGGAGGACTTTGGGTATAACGAGATTAAGGACATTCATGAGAGGGTCGTAGTGAATGCTGTCGATATGAATGGTGGAGCGATGGAAATGTATGCTGATGGTGTACTTTCTTCGTCCGGAAAGATAAAAGGTCGTGTTTCTGAAATGAAAATTGATACAACGAGTGCAAATGTTTTTCAGTTTGGAGTGCGTGGGAGTGTGCTTGGGAAGAGAGGAATTCTTAAGGAAATGGAAATTCCAAATGTTGTTGTAACAGATAATTATACAAAATAATATGTCAGTTGAGCGAGATTACACAGGTGAAGCACAAACAATCGGGCAGCCGTATATTGGTCCTTTTCCTAATGGATCTCTTGATACACCAATTAGTTCAGGGAACACTCTCCTACAGGGCGCAACACTTCGAACAGCAACAGCTTTCGGTCGTGCTGCAACTGTAAAAGCTGGGGAAGATTTGCGTCCTGCTCTTGA